GGTCGAGGGTGCTGTGCTCTCGTGCGAGGACTCCAAGGAAGGCTGGGCCGACATGGTCAAGTACCTCCTCCAGGATCTCCTCCACGGCAAGCACCCGACCTGGGACCTGACTAAGGTCAGGCCTGCCGGGTCACGACTTAAGACCTTCGGAGGGCGTGCGTCTGGTCCCGAGCCCCTGGAAGATTGTCTCCGTTTCATTACGAAGACTATCTACGGGGCACGGGGCCGGAGACTCCGCCCCATTGAGATCCACGACATGGCATGCGTCATCGCTAACAGTGTCATCGTGGGCGGCGTGCGGCGATCAGCAATGATCTCCCTGTCCGACCTGCACGATACTGAGATGGCCAACGCCAAGAGTGGTAACTGGTGGGAGGCTCATCCCTACCGGGCACTCGCTAACAACAGCGCAGTGTACGAGGAGAAGCCTCAGATGGATGAGTTCATGGACGAGTGGACTAGGATCTATCGGAGCTTCTCCGGTGAGCGTGGCGTGTTCAATCGCCAGGCTGCCCAGCTCTGCTCCCATGAGATTGGTCGTGATGATAATCATTACTTTGGTACCAATCCTTGCGGTGAGATTACCCTGCGACCTATGCAGTTCTGTAATCTGACCGAGGTGGTGCTTCGTAAGGATGATACGGAAGAGACTGTACTGGATAAGGTCCGGGTTGCTACCATCATCGGTTGCATCCAGGCTACGTGCACTAACTTCCCGTACCTCCGCCCGCAGTGGCAGGTCAACACCGAGGAAGAGGCGTTGCTTGGCGTAAGTCTCACAGGCATCGCTGACTTCCAGCCCACCAACCACGAGTACAAGGTGTTCCGCAGCAAGGCTAATGCCGTTGCAGATCAGTACTCTCGTCTTATGGGCATCAACCGCCCCGCTGCTGTGACTACGGTCAAGCCCAGCGGTACGGTGTCGTGCCTTGTTGACAGCAGCTCTGGCATCCACGAACGGTGGAGCCAGTACTACATCCGACGCGCACGCATGGACCAGAAGGATCCCATGTGCAAGCTGATGATGGACGCTGGTGTGCCGGGTGCACCCTGCGTTAACAACCCGGGTAATACCTACGTGTTCGAATTCCCCATCGGGATTGAGCGCGAGGTCCAGGACCCAAGTGCAGAACTACAGATGGACAAGTGGTATGATTGTAAGAAGAACTACACAGATCACAACCCATCGGTGACCATCACGTACACGCCTGACGAGTACATGGCCCTGGGAGCTAAGCTCTACAAGGATCATGTCTGGAAGGTAGCGCAGGGTCTGTCCTTCCTTCCGAAGGCAGAGCATGTCTACCAGCAGGCTCCGTACGAGGCCATCACTGCAGAACAGTATGACGTCCTCGCAGCCTCCATGCCCACCGTGGACTGGACGCTGTTGAGTCAGTATGAACTCGAAGACAACACCAAGAGCGGACAGGCATTTGCTTGTACGGGGGGTGCTTGTGAAATCGTGGACACTACTGAAAATTAAACTTAGGGAGAGCAGGGCGAAAGCCTTGCTCTCTCTTTTTGATCTTTACCTGGAGAACACATGCACAACATTGAATCAATCAAGGGTCGACTGACCCGGGGCATGAGTGCCCTGAGCGACAGCGACGTTAAACTTCTATTGATGGATATTATTCAACGACTTGAGGAGCTCGAAAATGCAGAGACCAACCGTGCACCCGGAAGTGATTCGGTACCTGGAGGGGAAGATCGCCCCGCTGGAACTGGAAAGCGCCGACGACAAGGAAAGTCTGATGGAAAGAGCACTGAAGAGAGCGGGCCAGCTTGAGCTGCTCGTCATTCTCAAGTCTTTGACAAAGGAATAAATTATGTCCCAATTCTCTGACAACGTATTTCGAGGTGGACCTAACTTCAATTCGGACTTGGACTTTCAGAAAGGCTTTGCTCCCTTTGTAAAGAAGGCCGGCTTCCTTGGAACCAAGTCCTACCTCAACGATCCCATCACTCCTCGTATGAATACGATAACGGAGAAGATGGGCATGCACGCATCCAAGCTCGGTGGCAAAGCCATGGAGTTCATGGATGCTGAGCAGCGCAAGTGGACTGATGCAAACATGGAAGATGTCCGTGCTGCTTTTGTCACTGACGCTGTTGAAAACTCTGACCTCCTACGAGGCGAGGCTATTAAAGAGCTGGGTAAGATGGGCAAGTCTGACCGGGTAAGCAGCACTGCTGAAGCCAAGGCTAACTTCGACCGTCGCATCCAGGGATTCCGTCGAGCACGTAACAAGCTCAAGGAATCTGCCGAAGCTGGTAAGCGTCTGGGTTCAGATGTTAACTTCAACACGACCGGGGCCGAGCTCCTTGATCCTGATATCGATAAGTTTTATGACTTGTTCGATGCCAAGGTTGCAGAGCGACGCAACGCTTACGCTGAGCAGTACGGCAACGGCAGCAGCTACGAACAGCTGGGCATGGGCTACTCCAACATGGAGGGCTCGGTTGATCCCAACGCTGACAGTAAGCTGGAGTTTCTTAGGGAGCGTGGGTACGAAGGCGACATGCCTAGTTCTTTGCTCTATGGTCTCCAAGCCGCCGCAGCCCAGGGCTATGATCTCACTAATGAGGTACAGCGTAACAGGTACCTCAATGAGAACCCAGAGTATAGAGAATCTCGTCAGGCCTTCCTTGATCTCAACGATGCAATCGGTGGGCAGGCAGGCTTCGATGAGTACGAGGCTCTCGGTAACAGAGCCGGCAGGGATGACATCGATGCTCTCGTCTTGAACGACATCATCGGTGGAGGCTCCGACCTCTACGCTTTCATGGACTCTACCGGCATGAAGGATCTTAATAACTTTAATGAAGAGATGATGTCCAGAGTCCGCGATGGTTTCGCTCAGACTTTCTCTGGTGCCTACGAAGGCGCTAACGAAAGGTCTGGGATGGAGAACCAGAACCGCACGGACCTGGCCAACACTATGGAACGCGAAGCTCGAGCCACTCAGCAGATTGGCCGGAAGAAGCGTGAAGAATCTATTGCAGAACAAGTGAGTTCTATCCGTGACTCCGAGAGGATTGCGGAAAGCACTCTTAAGAAGCAACAAGCCAGCCTGACTGAAGTCGGTACCAGGAAGAAGAAGGTACGTGGCGTTGATCTGGCGGACGGCAGACCAGAATAAGGAGCACTCAATGGGTGCAGGTAACATTTCTATCCCTGAAGGCCCCGACTACGCCGCCATGAATGCTGCGGACCGAGAGTATCGGGATGCTTCAGAAGAACGCCAGATGACTATGATGAACGAGATGGAAGACAAGCGAGTTGCACGTGAGCAGGCAGAGATTGCCCGCCAGGAGCGTGTCCGTGAGAACGAGGGCGCTGCGCTGCAGCAGCTTGAGTCTAACATCACTGCTAACTCCGAGGCTGTTATGAATGCCGAGGAGGAACAGGACAACGACATCACTATTGATTTTTATAACAGTCTTGCCCAAGGGCAGGGCCAAGGAAAGAGGCCTGAATAATGTACGGCGATCCCGATAAGACAATCGCGGAACGCTTTTCAGAGATGGATCAGCAGCGACGTGGACAGCTCGACCGAGGTCGGGTCAACGCATCGCTCACCATCCCCAGGCTGCTTCCGCCCGAAGACTGGTCGGAGGACATTAGTCTTCCCAACCCGTATTCGTCCGTGGCTAGTAAGGGTGTGACTAACCTTGCGTCTCGTATGCTGTCGGCTCTCATTCCCCTCAACGACCTCCCGTTCTTCGGGCTGTCTATGAAGGATGGAGTCGAGGCGGCACCCGAGGCGCAGCTTATGCTAGACGCCCTTGCAGGTCAAATCTATAGTAAGCTTGCAAGTAAAAACATCCGGGACAGTTTCTTCCAGGCTCTTCAGTCACTGATTGTGGTTGGAGATTCCTGTGTGAAGCTGATGGATGATTACACCTTTAGAACTATTCGTCTTGATCACTACTGCGTTATGCGGGACGTGGTCGGCGAACTTATTGAGCTCGTGCACATCGAGTTCGTTCCCGAGGACATGGCTGATATCCCCGCTTACTCTGACACCATCTACGGTGCAGGGATGTGGGAACGGCCTGGCTTCAAGACCGTGTACTGTCGCTACGTTATGCTTGAAGACGGCACGTGGCAGGCCAACAAGGAAGACAGCGAAGGTAACTTCATCGAAGAAGGTGTCTACGAAGTCTTCCCCTATGCAGTGCTGCGCTGGTCCTCTGTTACCAGTGAAAACTACGGACGCTCCAAGGTTGAAGAGATCTATGGAGACATTCAAACCCTCGAGACGTACACCCAGTCGCTGATTGACAGCATGGCTGCGGCTAGCACGTTCTTTATGGGTGTTAGTCCTACCGGAGTTACTGAGCTCAGCGATCTCGCTGATTCACAGAACGGTGAGTGGGTGGCTGCGCGTCGTGAAGACACGTACGTCATTACTCCTGCCGAGACCATGGCACCTCAGATCCAGCAGATGCAGTCCGCTGTCGCTACCATGCGGCAATCTGTCAGCGAATCCTTCCTCATGCAGGGCGGAGTCACTCGACAGGCTGAGCGTGTTACAGCAACAGAGGTTCGCATGCAGGGTCAGGAACTGGAAAACGTCCTGGGTGGTGCCTTTTCGGCTATCGCTCGTGACCTCCTAGTCCCCACCGTGAAGCGTGCTATCTACAACATGGTTAGCGATGGGACAATGGACGAAGCCCTCGAATCAGAGTTCTTTGAAGAAGGTCGCATTAGTCTTGATATCATTACTGGACTTCAGGCCCTGTCCCAGGACAGCCAGCTCCAGAAGCTCATGCAGATGGGCGAGATGGTTCGTAACCTCCCAGAGCAGGCTGCTCAGCACTTCAAGTGGGAAGAGTATGGCAAGGCTCTAATCAGTTCCCTTGGCTTTGACTCTCGTAACTGGGTGCGTAGCGCAGAGGAGCTTGAAGAAGAGAAGATGAAGATGATGAAGGCTGAGCAGGAGATGGCAACGCAGGGTGCTGTTGGTCAGGGCGTAGCCCAGGGCCTCGGTGCTGGAGCAGCACAGGCTGCCGGCGCTGCCGTCCAAGGCATGGCTCCGCAGGTCATGGAACAAGTCATGACCGGTGGCGGTGCTCCCGTACAGGGAGGCGGGATGCCTCCGGGAGGTGCTTAGTGGCAATGAGTAAGAGCGCCAGTTATTACAGGGACAACCCTGAGGCGCGTAAAAAGAAGAATAAATATAACACAAAGTATCACAAGACTAACTCCCGGCGGAAGTACCGCTCGGAGCTTAACAAAGAGAACAGGCGCCGAGGCACGTATGGTAACGGCGACGGTAAAGATGTCAGCCACAAGCGTGGCGGCGGCACTGTTCTCGAAGCTAGATCTAAGAACCGCGCACGCCAGGGATCTGGTGGACGCAGAAGGAAGAAATAATGGCTAACGAATTTAACTTTGCGAGCGTCCCCGGTTCGGCCCGCGCTCCCTATGCAGCAGAAGAAGCTGCTCTGCAAGCTCTCAACGAGACCACAGCTACTGCCCTTGCGGCTGCCGCTGATCTTGCCGACCAGGTTTCCAACACGTTCGCCGTCGCGAATGAGGCTGAGTATCTCCGCCTCCTCTCGGCTGCGGCTGACACGCTCTTTACCATCGTCGTCAGCGGCGGTGCGGTCATGCTTGCTATGCGTGACGAGCCTGGCGTTTCTCTGGCTATCTCCCTCTTTGCTAACGGCTCGGACTTCGTGGCTCGTAAGCAGATTGGTATTGATAACACTGACGATGACGCTAGCCTTGCGGTTGACGGTGAGATCGTGTGCAACACCTCTGGTGAGCTGCACAACACCCTCGCTGCCCGTGACGCTGAGTACCAGTACTTTGACTGGGGCAACAAGACTGTTGCTGCTGATCTGAAGGCTGCCTTTGGTCTTCTCTCGAAGTACCAGAAGCTGGCTATTATCGAGCTTTGTCCCTCGCAGACTGACACGACTGGCTCGGTGTGGACTTGCACCAGCCAGACGGCAGCTGATGAAATCAGTGCACAGTTCGTGCGTCTTCTCAAGAAGAAGAAGTGATATAGATATTAAACCCCTAACGGAGAATACTTACCATGTCTGAAGAAAACCCCACGCCGGAAGTTGAGACCCCGGCCCCCGCCGTTCCTGGAACCCCAGAGTACAACGCCCAGATGGCTGCCGAAGGCGCCGCCGCTATGGGCCAGGTGCCTGAGAAGTTCCGACAGGAAGACGGCTCTGTTAATGTAGAAGCTATGGCAAAGGCATACACGGAACTTGAGAAGCAGTTCCACCAGCCCGCGGCTGACGCAGTGGAGGCTCCTGTGCAGGAGGAAACCCCCGCTGAAGAAGTCAAGGCGCCGGTGGATGAGCTTCGGGTTCCTGAGATGCCCGAGCCTGAACCGGAGCCCGAGGCTCCCAAGGAACTCATCTCCGACGCGGAGATGCAGAGCTATGTTCAGGAGATTATGGCTAAGGGTGACATTACTGATGAATCCCGCGCCGCCCTCACTGAACGTGGCATCCCCGCGAGCCTCATTAACTCCATGGTCCAAGGCCACCGCGCCACGATGCAGCAGCAATTTTCTAAGGCTGAAGAAATCGTGGGTGGCAAGGACCGCCTCAACGGCATCTTTGATTGGGCCGCGAAGAACCTGAGTGTTGAACAGCGTGGAGCTATCAACGCTGGGCTCGCGTCCCCAACCAGTGAGGCAACGCTGTTGGGCTTGGCCGCTATGTATGACCGGGCTGCCGCCAATGCTCCCAAGGCTGCAGAGCCTAAGGAAGCTCCCCGTTACGCCACTAACCCTGCTGGGCGACAAGGTATGACGGGCTACGGTAGCAAGACCGAGATGTATACGGCCATGGGTGACCCCAAGTATGCGGGCGATCCTAAGTACCGTGCAGAAGTAGAAGCTCGAGTCGCGCTGACTGATATGTCAAACCTCCGCTAAGGCGCTAGTTAGGACAAGGACCCGTGGCCTCACGGATAATCCTCTACATCATCAGATGCGCGGTAGTCTAAACCGACGCACACCTTTGTTCATGATTCAATAAACTACTTACATAAGTGAGAATTCAGCTATGGCTGATAACGTTCCTTTTAATTCCGCAAATATGTACGGCCGTGCTACTGACGCTTCTGTGCTTCCCACCACTGGTGGTCAGGCTAGTGGCGGTACTGACAAGCTCTGGCTTCCTATCTGGTCTGGCGAAGTAATGCGCGCCTTTGACCAGTATCGAATGTTCGAGCCCATGGTCGACAGCCGAAACATCGCTTCCGGCCGCGTCATGGAATTCCCTATCACCGGCACCGTCGCAATGAAGGCTGCCTGGGGTGCGGGTGAAGAGCTCATCGGTGGTATCGACGATTCGACCTCCAAGACCTTCGCGGTCTCGCTCGATGCGCGTCCCATCGCGTCGCACTTTGAACTCGACAACATTGACCTCATGATCACTCAGTGGGAGTTCCGTTCGGAGCTCGCGCGACAGGCTGGCCAGACCCTGGCTAACGCCCGTGACTCGCAGGTCGGTTCCTTCATTGCCCGCGCTGCCGGCGAGATCCTGATCCCTACGGATCCCCGCCTTGCGGCCAACGCCACCAACTCGGTCTGGCGTAACACCCTGGCGGACGCGCCCGTCTTCGACACCAACTACGACCCCGCCCTTGCCAACCTCGGCACCGGCACCAACGAGCCCGCGCGTGCTTCGGCTGCGCTTGCGCTCCTCAAGGCGCTCGAAGACTTCATGATCCACCTCCAGGAGATCAACGCTCCTGCGGAAGGCGTCTACTGTGCCGTCTCCCCCCGCACCTTCCAGGACATCCGCGCCCTCGGCGTGGCCCGCGAAGTTGCTGACCTCACCGGTGGCGCTGGTCGCCCCTACTTCGGTGGCGTCGCTGAGGCCGGTGGCCTCGGTGCTGGCCTCCAGATGGGCATGAACAGCCTCTCCGATACCCTTACCTACATGGGTGTGACGATCGTCAAGACGACCCACATCATCGGTAAGGATCACTCCACCACTGATGGCTCGATGGAAATCGGCGAAGCCCGTTATAATGGTGACTTCTCGAACGTCGGTGCTCTCATCTGGCAGAAGGGCTGCGTTGCCTCGCTCAACAAGACCGGCCTCAAGGTCGACACCGTTGACGACATCCGACGTAACTCCGTCTTCACCGTGGCTTCGGTTATGGGTGGTACGGGCGTCCTCCGTCCTGAGTGC